GCCCAGTCGTTCATAAAGTCGATTGTAAATGTGCCTGATTGTAATCCAGCCACAAATCGATGGCTCTGATCACCCATGGCGGTGATTTCGAGCTCATCCACGATTTGATTGATAACAGCGCTAGATACTAAATCGCTAATATCAACAGATGGTACAGTCGGTGCTGCGTTGGTTGCCAACTTAACACCTACGTTGTTATTTAAGTATATGGCCACTGTTATTCCTCTTCCTTTTTAGGTTGTGCTTTTTCTTTTGGTGCTTCCTTTATTTGGCCTGTCTTTATTAAGAAGGCTAAATCTTCTTCTTTGCTCATATTAACTCCAGCTCGTTAGGATTGATACTGTTATTTCAGACACCAATAAATCGCCACTTTGAGCGTTTACGATTGCTGGAGCCGAAATGCTTGATATATTAAGTGTCAGCGATGATGCTGCTAACTTTGTTACTACGGCTAATATGTAATCTTCCATACCAGCCAAATTACCCTGGTTATCTAACGCAGGTTTAGTTATTAAGATTCTAAAGTTTGCTAAAGGTAATACTGTTACATGATCGTTATTGCTTGGCACTATGTACGGATCGCCAGGGGTGATCGCTACTGCATTGGCAAGTAATGTAGCTGGTGGAAATGCAAAGACTGACCACACGCCAGCGTTAGTAAGATCTGTGGCTAGTGTGCTACGTAGTGTTGTAATCGCAGCTGGCATATTAACCTACCAGTGATGCAGGCGCTGAATATGGCTGGATGAGGCCACGTACTCTGTTAATCAGCTGATAACCCATCCGATAAGGGCTAGCACTGACCCCATCCATACCTACCCCACCAGTCTGGCTAACTTGTCTAGCCTGCCAGATGTCTACAGCTATGATCATCGCTGCTTCTCTGATTGCGGGTACCACAGAGTAATCATCTTCTTTAGTGTCTTGGCCTGCTGCTTTGCCGTATGGAAGAATTCTATGAAATGGGTCGTTTGCGTGTACTTTTGCAAATTGAATAAATGAATAGCCATTAGGCCATGAGTAATTGTAAAAGAAATTGTAAAATGTATTTGCGATTGATACTGGGATATTAGATCCAGGTATTGTGCCAGTAATTACATGCTGGCCACCATAGATACTGCCACATCCTTCTACGCTTATTGTCTGGCCTTTAACAAATATGCCTGGGTTTGCTAATACTAATGTTGCTACGTTGTCTTGTAATCCAGCGGCAACTACTGGTGCATCGTTAAACCATAAATACTGATTAAGTAGATCCTGCGCTGTTTGGCAGACTTCTTCTACTACTGCATCGGTATACAAAGAGCCAATACCTAAGTTAGTGCGTAACTCAGCTTTGGTTACATAGGTGGCTGCCATTGTATTCCTCTCTTAAAAAAGCTCCCCTGGGGCTAGGGCTACTAAACCCCAGAGGATTATTACTTGGTTATTAGGCCTTTGCGTACTTGATGATTCCGTAAGGCATTTTGGCGATTGTTGCCATAAATCCGTAGATCGCAACTTGTACCTGTAGGTTAGATACAACGTTTACAGACATGTAAGCCTGTGGTGAGCGATATACAGTAAATGCTTCTGGTGCCAAGATTACAGCTGAGTTATCATCAAATGTGGTTGTTGTGAAGTTCTTGTCTACGTATAGATCAAGTCCTAATACGTTTCCACGGATTGAGGATGGTCGTACATCTCCAGCTGCGTTCATTGGTTGAATCGCATTGTAAATTGGTCGCTTGGTTGAATCAACTGCGCCCATCAAAGCTTGCCATTGTGCTGGATTTCCGATGTAGTTCTGTGCGAAGTAACCTGTGTTAGCATACACAAATTTTGCAGCTTCGGAAGTGTAAGCAATAATTCCATCGCTGTCTGCGGTGGTGCCAGTTGCATAAGTACCGGCTGAAATTAACGCATTTAATACAGCTGTATCAATAGTTGTTAAATATGCATTTTGTAATTGTTGTGTTAGCTCTGCATAGAAGTTAGGGTCTGAGCGCTCTAACAACTCGACAGATAGTGTGTTCATACCTGAGTACTTAGACACTGTACCTGTTAGGTAAGCAGTTTCCATACCTGTATTAGATACTGCACCTGCTTCTGCCTCTACAGTTACTGTAGGTGCTACGCCAGTGCCGCCACCTGCTGAAGTTACAAGTGATGGTACGTTAATAGTCATACCTGATGCTGGCAGTGTGCCTTGTGAACATGCATCGATAGCTGGTGTGCCAAATCGTGTGTTTGTTACAAACTCAGTTAGGTATTGTGTTGGGTTAAATGCTGGGTTTGTTGAAAATGAATCATCTGCCGCAGCAATATAGAGTTTGGAATCTTCGCTACCTAGTGCAGCTTTGATTTTGTGCTCTGTGTACTTCGCCATTGAGTTAATTGGTGAACGTACTGAAGTTTGGATAACTGGTGCTGTAATTACTGGGCGAGCAGCTTCTACTGTAGGAGTAGCAGCCTCTGCCTTTGCTTCTTGTGGCGCTGTTGCTAAATCTTCCACAGGAGCCTCGCTTTCTTTTGGTTGATTTGTGTCCTCTGCTTCGTTTTCACTAGCAGCAACTTTAGTAACTTGCGCAGCTGTAAACGCTGGGCTTTCTACCAGGCTAACCTCTCTTAGTGTTGCACTGGTTACATATAAATACTCTTTTTTCTGTACTGACTTATTTACATCTACACCGACAGATAAACCATCGATTAATTGCTCGCCAGCAAGGATTAAAGCATCTTGACCTTGCATGGATGCGCTGATCTTAAATGATGCGTAGATTCCGTCTTCTGCTTGATTAAATTTTTGCATACGACCTATTGGGCGCTCTGGTGAATGTTGCATAAGCATCTTAACCTTGCCAGGATCGCCTATCTCTATTGATCCTTTAGCAAATACGACCTTACCTACGGAAGTATTGCCTACCTCTTCAAACGGCACGATCTTGCCAGCGATAACTCTGCGCTCTGTATCGGCAGCTTCTACGTGGCTACTGAATGTAAGTTTCATCTTCTGTTTCTCTTCCGTTAGGTGTCATTTGTTCCATTTCTTTAGCTTCTTCCACATCGATTAAACCTAGATTTATCATTTTCTCTAATGCCTCTAGACGCTTCATTGTGTCAGCTCTTAAGAATGATTCTTCTATAGCAAACTTAACTACATGGCCTCGTGGGGTTATATCATCCATGCTTAAACGATCTTCAATAGCACAGATAAACGGCTGTAGTGAATATGCTACAAATTCTTTTCGGCTTTCTAAAAGATTTTGATAAGTCATACTGCTACCAGTTCCCATATCTGCACTTATCATGTGTGCAGGTACGTTCATCGCTCTGGCAATTTGCGTAGCGCTGAATTGAATCGAATCCGTGTAGGCCATTTCCTTCGGTGAAAATCCTGTGGTTTCATAAGATAAAGTAGAAGTTAAATAAGCTGTAGATCTATTTTGTCTGCTTTGCTTCCATTGTGCTAATAATCCTGATACTTGTTGTTCTGGTAGATCTGCGCCTGTGTTTTTAATATAACCACTTGGCATTGGAGTTTGTGCTGCTACAGCTGCTGCTTTTTCAGTATCTAAAGCGCTTTGTATTGTGCGTGCTGCGGTAGTTAATACACCTTGTGTTAATCCTTGAAATGTGATAAGTGAACCAATACCGGACATTGGTGTCTTAACACCATCTACAAAGTACTCATCTACTTCGGTACCAAATTTATTTGTTGTAAATGTAACTCTATTATTTGCTACCCACTCAAATCGTGATGGTCTTAAATCATCTGCATATAATTCTGTTACACGCCAATATGCAACACCATAAAATAAAAGACTATCGACAGTCCAAGATATGGTGACGGATCGTGGTTGCCGATAGTCTGGTTGATCTATCCAAAGAGGGTTCCCCAACTCCTCACCATTTGACTTTTTGTAAAGCTTCAATGGCAAGTATGAAACTACACCAGCTATAAGATTTCTGCAACGTGAAACGGCAGGTACTTGCATTGCAAAATTTCTATCTAATCCACCTGGGAAATTACCGACACCTGTTGTAAATGAACCATAGCCATAAGCTGTGTCCATAATGGCAGGGGCGTATTGCGCTTGGACAGTTTCAGTTTTTTTATTTATACCCAAAGCAGACAATAGACCCATAGATATACTTTATACCATAAATCGGACTATTGGTGCAAGTTACACAAAGATTTGCGCAGTTTGTTGCGGTTTAGTTAATTGGCTAGTAACCATCGCAAGGCTTATAGCAGCTGTAACATCTCCAGCCGATTTACGCCTGATAATACGCCAGCCAGCATCATTAGTTTTAGCTGCACAGTTATTAAGGTGTTGTACTAAGTCCGCTTGACCACTATGAACTAATCTAACGTTAGCCAAAGCATCTGATAAGTCCGAGCATGCCTGGTAGAAAGCCTGGCCACTGCAATCTTCGATACGCCAGCCACTTTGCTCTAATTTTGTAGCTAAAGTCTGTGTTGCGTACTTGTCAAACAGTATTTTGTGTGGATGATACTTCTTTGCCCACTCATTAATATCACTCGCCATCTTAACTTCATCTACAGCTACTTCGCTTTGCCATAACTGGGCTAGACCTACTGCTATCTTGCCATCTTTTAATTGACCCATAACTAAAGCACCAGATCTTCTAGTAGGTGCAATATCAAATCCAAATATAGTCATTGGCCCGACAGGTATTTCTAGTGTGCTATCACTACATGCCTCAATAGATCCATATACCCAAGGACTAACAGCGCTATCTATCCACTGACATAACATCTCAGTACGTGTAGCTTCTACGCTGTTTGTATTGACTGATTCTTCCAGTGTCTGCTCTGAAATTAAATGGCCAAGTGCGGGATTTGCAAGTGCCCAGGCTTTACGATCATGTATCTTGCAGTGCTGTGGTGCTGACCACTCGTAATAACCTAAACTATCTGGTGGGTATGATAAACAGCGCTCTTTAAGATCATTAAGCACAGTGCTAAATCCATCACCTGCGTTACTTGTCATTAAGGTCATTGAATTAGGCCTAGCACGTGTAACAGGTAGTGCAGCTGTAAAGGCTTCCTCTGTCCACTCACGTAATTCGTCTATGTATAGAAAGTCGGCAGTCTTTCCACGTGGTGCATCTCTAGTAGCAGCGGCTATCTCATACCTTGCGCCATTAAGTAAGCTTATAGATTCTTGACCATTAGCCAGGCGTATCTGTCTTACTTGGTCTTTTAGAAATTGATTATCTTCTATGGTAAATGTGACTTGCCTAAATGTATCTAATGCCATATTACGATTAGAGGACATGCCCAGCACATTCTTAGAACCCCATAAGAATAGATGGCTTAATATAAGCATACGTGCTAAATGCGTTTTGCCATTTTGACGAGCTACAAGTATTAGAGCTGTCTTTTTACGCCAGTTATCCTGATCGTCTACACATAACAAATCATCTAGTACAAATCTCTGCCATGGGATTAAAGGTAGACCGATCTTCTCAGCTAGATCGGCCACCTCATCCGCTTTGCTCTTACCTTTAAGTAAGGGCGTGTGAACTCTAGGCTCTGTGCTACCAATTAGCCCGACCCCTCGTTGAGTCTGGCTTAATTCCGCATCATTCTTCATCAAAGTTTAGTGTATCTGGTTTATTAAAAGGTGAATCTGGAATGACCTGGACTGTCTTGGAGAGAGAAGGTTTGAAAAAGACAGGGGGGGTCGCCGTGCTATTAAAAAAACGGCCACCTTTAGCGCTGTTACATGACTTACACATGCTTTGTAGGTTGTCTGGACTCCACATGTCCCCACCCTTAACTCTAGGTATGATGTGATCCACAGTATGCGCTGGTTTATTACACACCACACACACCCAGCCATCTCTGTCAAGGATCTGCACTCGTAGCTTCTGCCACTTGCCACTACCTATAGCTCTTTTACTCAATGCCATCCTTTAGTCTTGAAATGATTTAATGCTTTACACATAGAACCATATCGATGTAAGTTATATTTGATACCCCAGTCTACTTGCTTAAAGCCATCTACCTTAGCCAAGTACTTAGATCTACCTTGTGGTATGCCATAGTGTGAGCCGTTGCGAGCGCTTGGATTCCAGCGTGACTCGTAGTGGTACAACTCATCTAAGCAATAAAACTCTGTGAATGAATGATGTAGTTTGATAAATGCATATTGTTTGTAATGTGTAGCTCTTGGTACTGCATGAGATTCATCTACTAATAAAAGCGATGCAAGTAAAACGCATAGAGCCGACCCAAATAGCCAGCACCTTCCGAGCCAGCCTTTGGGCGGCTCAGCCTTTCGCTTTAAGAGCGAATGCTGTTTTGAGCCTACCATAAATCACCTAATCCTTTCAAACATAATAGCCATATAATCTCACTATATGGATAGTGATTTACCTCACAATAACAAACTTACAGCTCCAATGTATTTCATACTGATCGATCCAAGTACAATCATAACCAGCCTCACTCATTATTTACCTCTATCTCTATGAAGTACTCGCCCTCGGTATAAATTGTATCCTTACGCACAATAGGTGCTTTACGTAAATCATCACCATGTAACATAATTAGATGCGAGCGCTCGCTATTTAGTATGACAAATATAGAATTATCTGTAGCAAACTTAAGTTTACGTGCTGGTATGTGCATGGTCTTAAAAGGGAATTTAGCCCCTTTCCAATTATGCTTTACCTCAACCTCACAGCTGTAGTAATCACCCTCTGGATTCTTAAACAATAGATCTATCCCATATTGGTCAGGATTTACCCAGGCTGTGCAGCCCTTACTTTCAAGCCATTTAATCACCAACTCTTTAGCGTTATCATTGTCAGCGTATAGTTCTAAGCTAAAGGGTTTAATAAAGGTTTAGAACCC